GCCCGCGTCGTCTCCTCAAGCAATCCCTTGAGTTTTGAAACTTCCGGTATCGCATTTCGCGCCTTCACCGTAAAGAAAATAATCGCCGTCGCCGCCAACGCAATCGCCCCGACCGGCCCGCCCAAAAACGCCATCACCGTCAACAGCACCCGACCCGACGCCGCCAGCGCCAACATTGCCCGCACACCAACAACCCCCAGGCGCACCGCAATCAATACCGAAAGCAATTCAATCGTGGTTGCGATGGTTTCCATATTTTTCGCAACACCGATCGCCGCCGCACTAACCGCGCCCAGGAAATTCTCGCCGATCCCGATTCCAATGACCTCAAATGCGGCCTTCGCCCTGTCAATCCTCGATGCCGTGGTATTCAGCATTTTCGCAACCGCAATCTCGGTCGCCCCGGCATTTTTCGTCATTGACAGTAATTGCTCGTTAAATTCCTTGGAATTATTCGCCAGTATCGTCATGACCGCGCTCAGACCTTCGACCCGTCCAAACAGTTTCTGCAATTTTTGCTCGGTCAATCCTTCGGCATCGGCAATATCCCCCAGGAACCCGGCAAGCCCTTTTGCTTTCAATGCGGTGATGCTGAACTCGACACCCAGTTCTTTTGCCATGTCGGTAGAATCTTTGCCCTGCTTCAAAACCGCCGCCAGTATCCCTTTCAGACCGGAAATCGCCTCGGTGGTCTGAACGCCGGTTTTTGTAATCGTACCAATCGCTGCGCCCAACTCCTCGAAGGTCACACCAGTTTGTGCCGCAAGCGTCGCCACCTTACCGATGTTCTCTGACAATTCGCCAATGGTGGTAATACCATTCGCCATGGTAGTAAACAGAATATCGGACGCCCGCGCCGCCGTCAGACCCTGTTCCGCGTATGAGTTGATGGAAGCCGCAAGACCCTTCGCCGCAATATCAACCTCGGTCACACCACCGACCGCCAGCTTATTCGCCGCCGTCAATAATCCAATCTGAGCAGACGCGCCTTTCGCCCCGGATGAAATCACCTGATAAAGCGCCTTGGCCTGCGCCGTAGGGGATTGTCCGAACTCGACCGCAACCTGCTTGACACTCTTGCTCAAGCTATCCAGGGAGCCAATCGACTCCTTGTTTAAGAGGGTGGAAACCTCCGCCATTGATTTTTCAAAATTGATCGCGGATCGGGTAGCAATCGCCATGCCAGCCGCAACCGCAAGGCCGGCAAGCTGGAATGATCGGGTGAATTTTTTGTTGAGCCGCGCCGCGTCCCTTTCCATGCCGCGCAGCGCCCGCTTGTTCTGAGCAGCGGATCGGGCAATGTCCGTCCTGAATCCTGCGGTATTCGCGCCCAGGGTAACGACAAGTTTGGCAATGCTATTCGCCATTCGTCACCATCGGTTCAAAGATACTGCGGGCAGCAGCATCGAACTCGGCCTGGGTCTGTACTTTTTTGCGCGGTAAATAGTGCATATAATCCTTCGCCTTGGCTGGCTTGACGCCTTTGCCTCGGTTGGCATTGAAAATCATCGCACAAATTTCGCCTGCCCGTAACTCCGCCCGCTGTTCCCCGAATGCGTCGATGCGGTCATACGCCATCCAGTAAGAAAATTCACGCGACGACATTTCGCGCATCATTTTATAAACCGGCATCCCTCCCAAATGCCCCGCCAGCCGAAACTGAAAAGCGAGGCCGGGATGCTCAATCAGTTTTTTTCGGCATCCTCAATCTGATCGACGGTCATTCCGTTCATTTCCATCACCTCGTCGAACAGACCGTTGACCACGCCGGAATGCCTTTCGCCAAGCTGATTAACCTTGGCTTCCGGTACAACCCGCTTGCCTGTCTCATCAACCCAGCATTTCGCCACCAGCCGCGCCCGAACATTCACCGTGTTGCGCTTCCCGTCCACGCCCGCGACCGATGTTTCAAAAGCATCACGATCCGCCGCCGTTAATGGCTTCAGCCAGAATACCGCCGCCTTGCCAAACTCCTCCAACTTCACAGAGACTGGCTCCATCGAAAAGGCAGCGTCAAACTGCTTTAAGCTAGTAATTGCCTTCATAATACTGTTCCCGTATAACTTAAAAACTACTCTTTCGCAACCGCCCCGGTGATCCGCAGGGTTACATTCGCAATCGTCGCATCATCAATCGCATTGCCCAGACTCCAGCCCGTCACAAACGCCTGAAAACTGTATGTCGTTTGGGGCGAATCAGATAAACGAATCTGGTAATAGCGCACATCTCCCGCGAGTCGATCAGTCCGCAACTGCGCATGGTTCGTATTGGCTGTTTCGTCCCACAGGATTTCCAGCGAAACGCTGCCTTCATCCGCCAAACCAATCAGAAATTCCTTGGCAGCCGAATCCAGACTTGTAACATCAATTTCCGCCGCGCTCCCATCCGGCCCACTGATCGACCGAACGCCGGGAATGACAGACATAACCTGCGGTGACGCATTATCACCCGCAAAGATACCCGCGCCTTGTGTTTTAAGTGCCATGGTTGACCTCCGTTAGTAACTTGGCATTTCTAAAATGCCCGATCAAGCGGGCGGTAAATCGTCATTGAATGAAACTCCAATCAATAACAACTGAATGAGTTTGTGTTTCATCGTCATAGAAGTCTACTTCTAAATTCAAATGCCCGCCACCATCCAGCGCATCCAGAACCGCATCAGCCACAATTTTCGCCTTCGCATAAGTCCTGTCAAAACACGAAATCTGCATTTCCTTTTTCTTGGTATCCCCTACCCCGGCAAGCGTCTCAAACCGGGTTCCCCCGACCATCGTGTAAACGATACAGGGCAGCGCCGCAGATTTTTTCGCAAGGTTAGGGAAAATCCTGGAAGCCAGCAAAGTAGTGAGTGCCGAGTCATTGTCCAGGGTACTGAATAAATCCGTCTCAATACTCATAATTTCCGCCGCTTCGCCCGCGCCCCGATCCTCGCCGCATTCTGGTTGCCAATCTTGATCGCTATTTTTTCGATACCAGCGCCGAGTTTCCGACTGAATATCCCCAACGCCTCCGCCCGTTTGCTATTCATGGCATTGCGCAAAAAAGGCCGCGCCGGCATCTTCAAAGTTCCGAACTCAGTCTTGGCGCCCTCATGCACAGGGTTAGCATAAAATGCGCCTTTCTTATCCGCCCTGCTCGATCCGGGCCTGATCCCGACACCGACAATTTCAGACAAAACGCGAGGCCGTTTGTGTCTCTGTCGCACAATCGCATTTTTCAGCCGGTGGGTTTTTTTCGGTACATTGATCTTGGCTTGTTTCAGAACCGGCAGCGCCGCCGCCCACAACGCCGACTTAACAGGCCCGCCACGCGCCCCGACCAGACCCTTGCCCTCGACATTTTTTACCAGATCCAGCAGAGCCTGTTCCATTTCCTTGAGGCCGTGAACCCGATAAGTAACTTGGTTGGCAGGCATCAGCGATTCTGCACTTTTAGCGTGATCCGCCGAATCAACGTCAGACCGCCATCGGTAACTATGGTATTCACCAACTCCCCATAGGTATAAGCAACACCGGAACTTGCGACAATTGATGCGGAGGTGGTTGTATTATCGTCCGAATCCTGAACCAATCCAGCCGATACCGCCCAGGTGCTGCTCGCAATCGTATCCACCGGGCTGCTCGCGTTCAGTTCCGGCGACCAGTCCACCGAATAACTTATTACCGAGCCGGGGTCTTTTTTGGTCTTGAACCCCACGGTTTACGACAGGGTGAAAATCCCACTGGCGTTTGGTTCCCAGGTAATGTCGCCAGCCTTCATTGAAATCGGCGTCGTGCCGCCATCAACCGTCATATCGACATAACCCAACGCCTCAACACTGCCGCCCACCCGACAAATCAAACCGCCTTTAATATCGGTCGGGCCACTCGCCGCGTCCTGCGCAAACGTACACGCCGGGGAGCCGGTCGCATCAAACGTCGCAACGCCCGCCGCCTCCAGCCATGTCACTGTAAGCGATTGTGCCGCATACGTGCCGCCCGAAACTTCGGTAAAATCCGACAGAGTCGGACTAGCCGTGGCTGCGGTGGGTATCGTGGTAAGCAGGTGAAGTTTAAAACTGTCAGTATCCAGATCAAAGACGCCATCGGCAATCTCTAAGCTGAACTCCTCGAATAGTACCAAAGCGCCTTGTGCCATTTTAAGTCCTCAATCAGTTAAATTTTTGCGCTGTTCCGAAAATAATTGTAAACCTTACGCGCTAAAGCTGCCACCATCGTCTTTGACCACGAAATCAAACTCTGACGCACCAGCCTCGAAATCAGCCGCAGCCTTAACAATGAATGTCCGGTCAGCAGGCGTGGGGCGCAACCCTGTACCCTCGCCCACAATCGAAGCGAATGCCGTCAAACTGAGGGTCGCCAAGCCGCTCCTCGCATTCACCTTGGCGTTGATCGAACTCGCCAGCGCCGCCAGCACCAGCAATCCAGCGGTGGAGCGCACACTGGTTTTCGCATTCACACCGGAAGCAAGCGGGGCAAAACTGAGGGCCGCCAAGTCCGAAACAATATTCAGCTTGGCATTGACACCCGACAATTGCGGGGCGAAATTCAGGGTCGCTAATGTTGATTGAACAAAATTATGCGTCGTGACCGTCGATGCAAACGGCACCAGGGAAAGGCTCGCCAGATCGGATTGAACCGGAACATTGATTTTTACGCTCGAAGCAAACGGCGCGAAGGTCAACGTTTCCAGCGTAGACTGAATATTTAATTTTGCATTAACACTCGATGCAAACGGGCTGAAATTCAACTCCGCCAAGTCTGAAACCACGTTGGTATTTTGTGCAGCAGTAACAATCGAAGCAAGCGGGGCGAAGGTCAGAACCCCTAATGTCGATTGCACATAATTGTGCGC